GCCAGCATAGCCTTTTCTTCCTTGAGCAGAAAGTCTCTGGTCCGCTCGACACGGTTCTTGTCAATACGAACACCTTTCCAAGTCATATCTATGAGTACGGGAAGAACATCCAACTCCAGATTGACGACACTCCAGAGGTCCTCTTTAGAAATCAGGGGCTTGAAGTAGTTCCAGAGTTCCAATGTGAGCTCGGCGTCCACTTCGGCGTATGGCCCGACATGCATACTTGGCAACTTCCACAGTTCAGCTTTGGGATCGACCCCGAAGTCTCTAGCAGCTTCAGTCAGGTTCTTCTCACTTTTTGTTTTTGATAGATACTCAAAAGACAAGGCGTTTAGACTGTAACTAAATCTATTCTCATCCAGCAAGGACGCGATAACCATAGTATCAATGATACGACCATTAACTTTAAAACCCATGCGCCTGAGCCAGCCCGCATCATATTGTGCGTTGTGCATAACTTTTTCAGCGGGTGATTCGCAAACCTTTTTCATCCAGTTATTAACTATACGCTCATCTATATTACCACCTCCGCCGTGGCGAATCGGTACATAACCTTTCCAGCCGTCTACGGCTACGGCGTATCCTACGACCTCGCCATCTCCAGTGGGCCATCCAGGTCCTTTAGTCTTTAGATTTGGATCTTTTGTTTCAACATCTATCGCTATAGTCTTAGCTTCACTAAGATCTGGTAACTCATGTGGTGGAACCCATTCTGTTTTCGGTGTGAACATCGCCATCTGTAGTGTCATATTGTACCTCTATTAGTTTGTTAAGGTACCACTGCGCCTTTTGGAGGTCTTGGATACCGTTTTTGTGTCTGTATCGTGTTAAATATTTAAGTATGTTTCCTTCCAGATAATATTTAAATCCTTCAGCTGTCATAGATTCTATCATGTCGATGGTTTCTATTGAGCTGTTTGTATAATGATCAGGATGATTGACCATATCTTTCATCTCTTCCTCCTCTAATCTTTTCTTCATGTATTCCATGTGTCTCATATTGCATAGCTCCTATTGCTGTCTTCTGATTCGACAATAAACAAATTCTCTTTGGCCCGTGTGACGGCAACATAGAACACTCTATGCAGATCATCATTACCTCCGCTCATTGCATCGTCAGCTGACGGGGATAGATCTGTAAATATAACTACGTTTTCTGATTCGCCACCTTTAGAACCGTGGATCGTGGATATTGTAATACGAGGCTCTGCATTAAACTTCTCTCCTCTTCTAAGCATAGCCGTAATATACACCCTTGATTCCTCTGGTAGTCTATCAAGAGCCTCTCTCCAAATCAACTCATCTCCTATAGCAAGGCCCCATTCTTTTTGCAACTCAGCCATATTAAAGAGATTACTGTCATCAGCTCCACTCATTGTCTTGAAGCCACGTTTGACGCGGTTACCCGTAGACATAAAACTATATATGTCCTTAACTGTTTCCAATGTAATACTTTTACCTTTTCTCATCTGCTCCCAACCGTTAACAGCGGAGGATATTTTGGAGGATATGGATCTATGTCCTTTGTGTGTATATAGATAACCAGAGGACCTTAGCATCTCAACAACGGGATTTAGTATATAACCCGCCTGAGCTAAGATAAGCCACTGACCAGATGATACATCTATATCTTCGAGACGGCTGATATGCTGTACGTTCCCCTCTTCATTCTTAGGTTCATACTTCTTTGGATAACGATTACTTATTCTGGATACGATTGTTTCGGCGGTACGATGTATGAGCCGTGGGACGCGGTACGATTGCGATAGAGTTTCACTAGAGCCGTCCAGTGTAATGAATTGTTCTACGTCAGCTCCGGCCCATCTATAAATAGCTTGGTCATCATCTCCAGCTGCATACATTTTCTTTGCGTTCTTATCGAGTATGTGAGCTATGTCCCATTGCAGAGGGCTAAGGTCTTGTGCTTCGTCTAGGAATACGAGATCAAACTTGGGACACGCTACGTCAGCTTCGTCAATAAAACATTGTAGCATGTCTGTAAAATCGTAGAGCTCGTGCTGTTCTTTATATTCTTTGTAACACTTGGATACATAATTTACTGTATTCCAATCATAGATCATGTAAGTCTGATTATATTGTTTTCGTAAAGGGTTTTTACATAAGCGGGCTAAGTTTATCAAACTAAGGATAGGATGATCGGTGGCTTGTTTATCTACAATATCATCGTCCAAAGACGTGCCGGATACTAACGGTATAGATATTATGTCACTTAGCTCCTTATAATGCTCTCTACCCATAACTTGTTCTGTACGGATACCACTAGCGCTCAACGCCAAGCTGTGTAGAGTACGGAAGTAAAAGAGGTCTTTGTCTGGGTCTAGATGAAAACGAGCGGAGGCACGTTCTTTTGCCTCGCTTGCGGCTTTTCTGGTAAAAGCAAGAAACGCAATACTGTTAGGAGCCACGCCACTTTCAAGAGCTTTGTCTAGCATGTCCAAGAGTGTTGTTGTTTTACCAGTTCCTGGAGGTCCAAAGATTCTAAACATTAATGCGGGTTCTCAGTGCCTACTGTTTCATGCCAATCGACTATGGGATAGACAAACATGGGAGTGCCTTCGCCTACCCATGCACCGACTACATTGTAATCCATCCACTCAACGGCTTCATCGTATGTCATGCCGTCTCGTTCTACAAATATCTCACAACACTTTTCGTAGTCATAAACGAGTATATCGTTTTGTCCACAGCGTGATCCTACACCTATGATAGCTTTGTCCAAGCCGTCAGCCTTTAACATTGGTACGTCTTCCATTATTGGTTTATCTGCCATTAGAACGGTGTCTCCTCTTTCTTGCCCATGTTGGGCGGGTTGAGTTCCATATCTGCATTTTCAAAAGCGGGTATTGCCCAACATCTTACAGATCTGTTTTGTATTCTTAAAACAGTACTGGACCCGTTAATATCTCGCAAGCGTTGGGCAATTTTGTGAGACTTGTATTCAAAGAATTTATTTTTTTTAAGAAAATTCTCAAAGTCTCGTAATCTAAAATAAGTTAAATTGTCTTCTTCGCACGTCCATGGTCGGCGCAGTAGTATCTCTTCCTTGGCTTGAGCCTGTTGTAAGTGTCTACAGAACTCCTCAAGGTAATCATAGAACTGACCAGACGTGCTTGCATCTTCAGCTACTTCTATAATTGCTGCTTCGTTTTCTTTCATCTCAGTCAAGAGCGAGCTGATACGAGCCTCCCAAGCGGGTTTACCTAGTGTACGAGGCATAAAGTTCAGCTGTTCCATACATGCCTTTTGAAACGTGGGCTGTGATAGGAGAGCTTCTGTATCTAATTCAAGAGGCTCAGAGTTAACATCCATGAACCACACAGGAGGTGTTGAGTTGTATTTTCTAAGGTTTGCTATGGTAGCACCTTGTACAGCTGATCCAACACCATGTTTTCTTGTTCGGCATAATTCTTTATTGCAATGTGCATTGATAGGAGCATCACTACATTTGTAAGCATAATCCTTACGCTTGGCTTGTGAAGCTACAATATTAACTTCGGATAAAGGTAAGGGAGGATCAAAATACATCATATTATATGTAAGTATTTCTGTCTCCCAGCTGTCCGGATAAGCTTTGCGAAGATAAACAGCTACATTGAACAAACCATTGTTTCGCCCACCTTCAGATATTTTGCTTGCACAAAGTGTTTGGAGGCAAGGTGGGCCGTCTTTAATCGGTGTATCTGTTTTGTCTTCAACCTGTAAAGCCATGACTTGTTCTAAAGTCTGCTTATAAGCCTCGTACAGCGCTATAAATTCTTCTAGGGTCGCAGAGGTGCCATCATCTTTAATAGCGTACCGTAGCCCGCCCTCAGCGTCATAATAAGGCAAGTTTAAAAAGTTACCTACATCGCCACGCTCTAATTGTAATTTTATTTGTTTTGGAAATATTTCACTTTGTCCGTATCCAAGAGCAGCGGATATATGTTGAAGCGTCTGTTGCATCTCCTTAGCTTCGATCCATTCACTAGTGAACAGAAAACAATGAGCTCCACCACTCTTAGAACGACAAACCACAAGAGGCAATTTCATTCGCCTAATCTTTTCAACTAAAGACTTGTGATCTAGCGGGTATTGGTCGATGTCTATGCATCCCCACTTGCAGTTATTTTCTGCATTGATGGGTATGATACCTAGAGAACTGCCTTTCCCGCTAAGATGTCCAAGCCAGTGATCTTCTGTTCGAGGTTCGCGTATTAGTGCCGCTCTCCCGGACATTTTCCCATTGGCTTGGGTTTTGTCTATCTTATACGTTCCAAAGGCTTCTTCTAGGCCATCAAAGATAGCACTAAAAGATTGCCACGCCATTAGAACGGTATGTCTTTGTCAGAAATGTCATTGT